TATGTGTGGAGAGGATGTCTCGTTCTGCCTCGATGCAAAAGATGCAGGATTTGAGATCTGGTGTGATCCCCGTATTCGCGTTGGACACGAAAAACCCCGCGTTATCTAAAATTATGGCAAACACTCGCAAACGTCCTGAAGAGGAATACTATAATGTCTGGCAGCGCGACCCGGGCTCGGGCGCGGAAACCCTCGTAGGTGAGGGTCTGACCAAGGATCAATTTATGGACAAGATGGAGTTCTTCGCTCAAGAGTATTACATGACTCAAGAGGCAAAGTATGCTCCCTCTTCTTTCCGACACGAAACATTTACTTATGAGGATTGATGGCAGTTCGTTCTAAAGTTGGCGTCAGCGGGATTCAATTCCTACCTGGTAAACCCAAGTCTACGAAACAAGGTAACTCAAAGAATACTCGTTATTCTGCGACGAGTCGTAACAAGGCGCGTAAACCTTATAGAGGACAAGGTAAGTAATGATGCACTATTTTGCACAGGCTTCGTTAGATCTTAATGAGGCCTGGAACATGAGTTGGGGTGAAGGTATTCAATTCCTTGTAATGCTTACCTTCCTCTATTGGTTGAAGAAGCGTATTGATCTTAACTTCGCAAAGAAGCAAGCAAAGACCACTATATACCGAGTGAGATTAGAAGACACTGATAAATGAGTTATCTGTTGACAGTTGAGGAAGAGTGGAATCGCATACTTCCTCAACATCTGTGGATATACAATAAACTCTTTCTAAGTCAGCGTTTGGGTTATACTTGTGGACCAGCAGGCCACAAAGTTCCTAAACCTGACTTTTATATTGTGCGTCCATGCATGAACCTGATGGGTATGAGTCGTCATGCACGTATAGAATGGATAGAAGATAAGACTGAACACCTACACCCTGCTGAGTTCTGGTGTGAGGTGTTTGAGGGGAATCATTATAGTGTAGACTACGAATACCACGAAGATAGAACAGGGTGTTATCCAGAGTATGCAATGGACCACTCTGTAGACTTCCATATCAAGGAACAGAGACTGTGTGTGAAGGGTACAAGAGAGTCTGAAGACTTATATAAATGGAAGAAGTGGGAAAAGGTAGATCATGTAATACCTTATCCAAAGTTATTAACTACTATCGGATTGTACCGATATGGCTGGATCAACTGTGAGTTTATTGGTGATAAGTTGATTGAAGTGCATTTCAGACGTAATCCTGACTTTAGATATGATAATACTGAAGCGATACCAGTATGGAAAGGTGATAAAATGCATCAACTGATGGAAGGATATCGATATGTTGAAGATAATGACTATAATAGGTGTGGTTTCTGGGTAAAATGACTGAAGACAAGCGACAACTAATTGTGAATTTCCCAGAAGAGCACATTCAGTTTATTGAAGATGACTCTAGGAAGTATGTCTTTGGTGGTATGGAAGCTCATTCTACCAATGTTCTTAGAGTAATCAGTGAGTTGGAAAGTGCTTATCAAATGCTAAAGTATTTGGGGTTCAAAGAAGACATGGAAACTCTTGAAGAAATTAAGGGAAGGTACTATAAACTCTACTTCAAGAAGACTAAAGAAGAGAAACTAAATAAAAATTAGGGATAGCAACCCCTATAAAAGTTCTAAAAGAACTCTGTAGAGCAACTGCTATGCTAAATCTACCCGAAAATGACTTCTTGGATAACCTAGGAGCTCGTCAACATGAAAAAATGTTGAGAGAAGTCGTTGGAGACCACATCAATGACATGAAAAGGCAGACAAAACTGCACGAAGAGATCAGAAATGATGAAGATTATGATGACTGGGAGTACGGAACTGAACCTACTTACGGCAAACCCCTATAAATAGGTCAGATTCTTGTCTTCTTTATGGCGACGAAAAGGGTAAGTAAGGCGTTCAAAGACATTAGTTTGTCTATGAAGCCTCATCCTGTCACAAAAGATCTTCAAGTTCTCAAAAATGAGAACGCGATTCGTCGTGCTGTGAGAAATTTAGTTGAAACAATCCCAACTGAGAGGTTCTTTAACCCCGATTTGGGTTCAGATGTCAGAGGATTGCTGTTTGACTTTGTTGATTTTGGTACAGCAACCACTATTGAGACACAAATATACGAAACCGTCTACGGATTTGAGCCTAGAGTCGATAATGTTAAGGTATTTGTCGAGCCTAGACCCGATCAAAATGAATTTGAAGTGACTATTCAATTTGATATTGTCGGTCAAGCAGTAACAGCACAAGAATTTACCTTCATTTTAGAAGCGACTCGATAAAAAATGCCACTCACTAAGTTCGCCAACCTAGATTTTGACCAGATTAAAACATCCATCAAGGATTATCTCCGTGCGAACTCAAATTTCACGGATTTTGACTTTGAAGGATCGAACTTTTCGGTCTTAATTGACACTCTTGCCTATAATACCTATATTTCCGCGTTCAATACGAACATGGTGGCCAATGAATCCTTCTTGGATTCGGCAACTTTGCGTGAAAATGTCGTTTCTTTGGCAAGAAACATCGGATATTTGCCAAGATCTCGTAGAGCATCTAAAACTACGGTAAGTTTTGATGTTCCGTTCACTGGAGAGAGTGGATCTTTGACTCTGAAAGCAGGTTTGTTGTGTGTTGGAGCATATGACAACACATCTTACATGTTTTCAATCCCTTCAGACGTTACTACTACCGCTCCACTAGTCAATTCTGCAGGTGATACTAACGGAGCAAGGATTGCTAAGTTCACAGACATCGAAGTTTTCCAAGGAACTTACTTAACAAAGCAATTTGTCGTTGATGGATCTCTTGATCAGAGATTTATTCTCAATAATCCACATATTGATACCGCTACTCTGAAGGTAAGGATCAAAGGACCTTCTGATTCTGGTATTGGTAGAGAATATACAGCTGTCAGCAACATTCTTAACATTGATTCTACCTCTGAAATCTATCTTTTACAAGAAGTTCAGGATGAAAAGTACGAAGTTCTGTTTGGTGACGGAATTTTCGGTAAAAAACTTGAAAATGACACAATTATTACATGTTCTTACATTGTAACAGATGGTCCTGACGGAAATGGACCTTCTGAATTTGACTTATCTGCAAATCTGCGTTCTGCAACAGATACTCCTGTCATTCCTACCTCTACAGTTAGCGTAGTAAGCGCTAGAAACGCCCAGGGAGGCGCTGAAGTAGAGTCTTTGGAGTCTGTTAAGTATTACGCTCCTAGACTGTACTCAAGTCAATATAGAGCGGTTACAGCGAGGGACTACGAAGCTATCATTTCGACGATTTATCCAGACACAGAGTCAGTTTCTGTTGTTGGTGGAGAAGAACTTGATCCTCCTGAGTTTGGTAACGTAATTATCAGTATCAAACCCAAAAATGGTTCGTTTGTATCCGAATTTAACAAGCAGACAATCCTCTCAAAACTAAAACAGTATTCTTTGGCTGGAATCAACCAAAAGATCGTAGACCTCAAGGTTCTGTTTGTCGAAGTTACCACTTTTGTATACTATAACTCAAGTAAAGTTACATCTGCTGAAACTTTAGAGAAAAATGTCAGCGATGCAATCACTGAATATGCAGGATCTTTGGATCTTAACCAATTTGGTGGTAGATTTAAGTATAGTAAGTTATTGGGAGTCATTGATGGTGTTTCTGATGCTATCACCTCCAACATTACAAGAGTTGTTATCAGAAGAGATCTGAGAGCACAACTCAATCGCACGGCTCAGTATGAATTGTGCTACGGTAACGGATTCAGAGTCATTATTAGTGGACCTCCAAGTGGAAGAAACATCAAGAGTACAGGATTTAAGATTCTTGGTGAGGCTGAAACAGTTTACTTCACTGATGTTCCAAATAATGACATGGCAACAGGTGTCATTTCGATTGTACGTCAAGTAAATGATGAAGTATTGGTTATCAAGAAGGATGCTGGTACAATTGACTACACTAAAGGAGAAGTTCTTATCAACTCGGTAACCATCACGGAGACAGAGAAACCTGATGGAGTTATTGAGGTTCAAGCAGTGCCATTATCCAACGACATCATTGGCCTGAAGGACATTTACCTCAGTTTTGATGTTGGTAATTCTTCAATAAATATGGTGAAGGATACAATTTCCTCTGGCGACCAGATTTCCGGGGTCGGATTCCAGGTAACACCAAATTATGTTGACGGCAAGTTAACGAGGTAAGATGATTGAGACCAGCATTGACAAGAGAGTCAAAATTAGCCAACTTGTAGAAGGACAGCTGCCTTCGTATGTTGTTACTGAGTCTCCACTGTTTGTTGACTTCCTAAAACAATATTACCAATCACAGCAGTACCAAGGTGGTCCTGTCGATGTTGCTGAAAACATCGATCAATATATCAAACTTGATAATCTGACACCTGAAGCACTCAATGGACGTGTTCATGTGACTTCTGCTGTTGCAGAGGATGATACGACCATTCATGTTGAGAATACTAAAGGATATCCTAGTGAATATGGTCTTGTAGGCATCGGTACGGAGATTATCTCCTATACTGGACTGACAACTAACACGTTTACTGGTTGTATTCGCGGTTTTAGTGGTATTACGTCTTACAGATCTGAAGTTGATGCCGATTCATTGGTATTCAAGACTAGTTCTGCTATTTCTCATGAAACTGGAGTAGTTGCTCAGAATTTGAGTTCCTTATTCCTCAAAGAATTTTTTAGAAAGCTGAAAGTATCGTTTGCTCCTGGTTTGGAGGACGAGGACTTTACTAGCGAACTCGATGTTAACAATTTTATCAAGTCCCTGAGAGGATTTTATGAGGCAAAGGGTACAACTGACTCTTTCCGCATTCTCTTTAGAGCATTATATGATGTAAGTGCAAAAGTTGTTGATCTTGAGCAATTTCTTCCAAAACCATCTAGTGCAAATTACCAAAATAGACTGGTTTTGGTCGCAGACCTCATTTCTGGCGATCCTGACTTATTAGTTGGTCAAACTTTACTTCAGGATGCAAATGAAGCAACTGGAGTTGGAGCTGCGAGTGCTCCTATCTCTGAAGTTGAGTCATTCACAATTCAAAACAAGAAATACTACAAAATTTCTCTGTTTTATGGTTATGATGATCCCCCAACTGGATTCTCTGGATCATATCGTCAACCAGGTTTTACAAAGGTTGTAGGAACTTACTCAACCACTGCTGGTGTCCTTACAGTAGACTCTACATTGGGGTTCCCTGCCGCTGGAGAGGCGATTGTTGGTGTTAGCACTGTCAGTTACACTGATAAGACTGTAAACCAGTTCTTGGGCGTCACAGGCATCGATGAGAGCATTGATGAAGCGGAATCTATCCGTGAAAATTTGGTTGTTTATGGATACGAAAACGGAAACCTGCAAAAACCCGTCAAATTCCGTCTGACAGGTGTTTTGTCCGAATTTGTCGTTCCTCAAGAGTTAGACAAAGCTGAGATTGATGAAGAAATCAATGTCAAACACATTGGTAGCAAAATTCTCAATCCAGAAGTAAAATCATACTTACAAACATTCTTTAATTCTTGGGAGTACAACCCAACTAACAGAATTCAAGTATCTAGTTTCAATGGAGCATCATTTGAGCTTGCATTGGCAGTAGATAGAACTCAATTGAAGACAGGTGACACTGTACAGATTGTTCCTCGTGAAACTAACGATTCTTTAGGAACTGCACAGGTTACAATTGACAATTCGATCGTATCAACGTCAAGTTGCACTCTTTCTGGAACAATTATCTCCAGTTTGGTTCCAGGAACAAAATATGACCTTCGTAGAGTTGTTAAAAAGGCAACTTCCGCAAATAACATCATCAAAGATGGTGAAGAGATTATTTTTGCAAATGTACAGAACACATATCTCTCTGTAGACAATAAATTTGGATATGTTGCGAGTAACTCTCTACCAGACTACTCCATTGACACTGATATCACAAAAACCACTCTAAATGATGCTTCCGCAAGTAGTGGTGGTATTCAAGAGCCCGATGGTAACTTATTTTACAGTGTTCTGGCTTTTGACAGTGATGTTCCATTTGTCACTGGTGATGAAGTCATTTATAGAGTTGGAACGGCAGTAACAACCATTGGAATGGTTGAAGGTGAAGAAGGTGTTGAAGAAGGGCGTTTCTTTGTAGAAGTACAGTCTGATCCAAAGAAAATCAAACTGTATGTTGCTAGATCCTTTATCGATGCACAATCTCCAGTCAAGTTTAAGACTTTACAACCTGGATTCGGTTCTCATACTTTTACTCTTGCATCTCAATTTGGGAAAGAGGTTCAACCTCAAGGATTGCTGAAAAAGTTCCCATTAGTTCAAGATTTGCAGTCTGGTGACAAGACCGTCACCTCACCAGGACCAACTGGAATGTTGATCAATGGTGTAGAGATTGTTAACCCAAGATCCGAAGAATTCATTTATTATGGACCTGTTAGTGATGTTTCTGTTCTGAATGGTGGTTCAAATTTTGATGTAGTCAATCCTCCCATCATTTCTCTTGGACAACCCTCCGTATCTACTGGTACGACAGCTCTTCTTGATGCTGTTGTCACTGGAAGTATTACAGATGTAAGTGTTGATACCCAAGACTTTGACATTACTGATGTATTCTCTATTAGTGTTAGTGGTCTTAATGGTAAGAACTCACAGTTAGAACCTGTCATTGAAGACAGATATAGAGAAGTTCTGTTTAATGCATCTGATTCCCTATTTGGTGGTGGTATCAGCACAACTGGTGAGGCAATCACTTTCCTTGATAATCACAACTTCATCACAGGACAGCAAGTAGTTTACGATCGTAACGGTAATGCTGCTCTTGGAATCGGTACATTTAATGGTGGTAATGAAATTACAGGTCTGACACTGAACAGTGGTGGATCTTACTTCATTCAAAAGATTAATAACAAATCTGTATATCTCTATCAAAGTGTTAATGATCTTAATACTGGCATTAATACTATTGGTTTTACTACAGCAGGATTGAGTGGTATTCATAAGTTCAGAACTTTTGATCTTAAGAAAACACTTACAGGTGTTCAGATTATTAATGGTGGCGAAGGATTCAGCTCCAGAAAACTGAGAGTCCTTCCTACAGGCATTTCAACTTCCAAGTATACTGTTACTCGTGAAGATCATGGTTTCAAATCTGGCGAACTAGTTGCATACGCTGCTACAGGTGGATCTTTCATTGGTGGTTTGACTGATGCAAATCAGTATTATGTTGTAAACGCAACTAAGGATACTTTCCAACTGGCTGATGCTGGTGTTGCTGGAACAATCAAAACAAACTATGATAGACATATTGTAGTTCCATTCAGTTCTACTGGTGCTGGATATCAAGAGTTTAAATATCCTGATCTAACAGTTTCTGTAAATGTTGCCTTTGCAAATACCGTTGGTTTTGTAACGGTAACTCCCTCTGTTCGTGGATCTATTGAGCAACTGTTCCTTTATGAAGAGGGAACTGATTATGGATCGAAGATTATTGATTTCCATAAGAGACCTCTTGTTACTGTACAGCAAGGAACTGGAGCACAACTTGCTCCGATTGTGAACAATGGAAGAATCACCAATGTTTCTATTTTGTCTGGTGGTTCTAACTACACCACTGCACCTGATCTGACAGTTTCTAGTTCTACTGGAACTGGAGCTAAATTAAGAGCAGTTGTAGCGAATGGTCGTGTCATTGAAGTCATTATTCAAAATAGTGGCATCGGATATGATCCATCAAAGGATTCTATTCTTGTAACAAATACAGGAGAAGGATTAGTTGCAAATACTTCAGTTAGACAACTGACTGTTAATAAGACAAAGAGATTTGAGTCTGAGGGCGGTGAATTCCTGTTTGGTAATGAAATCAATGAAGGTCTTCAGTATTCTGTTCTTGGATACAACGATACTCTCAGAGATTCGTTTGCCGATACTGAGACTGATGTACACTCTCCTCTGATTGGATGGTCTTATGACGGAAATCCAATCTATGGATCATATGGCTTCAGTGATCCAGAAGATACAACATCAGGCATTATCAGACTTTCGTCTGGATATGCTCTCTCTGCCGATCTTGTAAAAAATCGTCCTACTGGATTTGAAGGTGGATTCTTCATTGAAGATTTCCAATACACTGCATCTGGAAACCTTGACGAGCACAATGGTAGATTCTGTAAGACACCTGACTATCCCAATGGTGTCTATGCATACTTTGCAACTTCTGAGGTAGATGTTACAACTGGTGATTTGCAACCTCAGTATCCATACTTTATTGGTGACACATATAGAACTGCAGCTGTCATCGAAAACCTGTATGGAAGAAATCGTATTACCCAGTCAAACTTTGATTTTAGCACTGGTGAATACAATAGAAATACTTATCCATATCTTCTTGGTGAAACATTAGCAGATAATGATTACGTCATTGAGCCCTATGAGTTGGGAACTCAAACTGCTATTGTAGACAATCTTGGTGAGGGTAAAATTGATTCTGTTAATGTAGTTTCTCCTGGCGACAGATATATTGTTGGAGAGAAACTGAACTTTGATCTATCTCGTGGTGGAGAAGGTTTAGACGTAGTTGTATCTGAAATCTTCGGTAAAGAAATCGTAGAAGTCAATACTAAATTTAGAGATTACAGCGATTTCGTATTTGAAAAGATCAACAATCAGACTGTTGTTGGTACTATTGGTACATATCATGATTTCAGAAATGGTGATACTGTAATTATTTCTGGTCTCAGCACATTTGTCGATGGTTTGTCTGGTAAGCAAAAGGTAGGTGTTGTTAGTGCTACAGGTGCTCTTCTTGAGCAAATTAACGCTGGAAGCGCTGGTGATGTAATTGATATTGAAGTCTCACCAATTCCCACTTTTGTTGGCGCTGGATCTAGCATCTTTATCGGCAATGAAACATTTAAAGTTCTGAATAAGATCGCTACTCAGAACCTTTTGAGGGTAGAAAGAGATGGCACTGGAATCAGCACCACAGGTGTTGCAGTAACATTCCTACCAAATCAATTCACAATTTCCCTGACTACAGATGATTTTGAATCTTCTAAGCAAGATACAATCTTCTTCAATCCATCTGAGCAAGTCAGCCTTGCCGCTACGGCAGGTATTAGTTCTACTCTGACATATACTCAGGGTGGTATCACCACAGAAAGAGATGTACCTGCTCAAGCAATCTATATTCCAAATCACCCATTCAAGACTAATCAGAGCGTCCTGCTGACCGCTCCTACCAGCGCTGACCCACCATTGATGGTCAGATCTGGATATGGTGATACACAGTTCCTCCCAGCGACTGTAGGCGGTGCTACGACGGTATTCGTAGTCAATATTGGTAAAGACCTTATTGGACTCAAAACCACTCGTGGTGGAGATCAACTTTACTTCCTCGAAAACGCAGCAAACACAGATCAATATACTTTTGTTTCTGAATTTGCAAATGTTACTGGTAGTGTACGCAAAGTTGAAACAACTGTATCAACAGCTGCAACTCATGGTCTTGACAATGGAGATAAGGTAACTTTCACTGTTAAACCTGAGGGTAACTTTGGTATTGGTAATTCCACTGATATCAATCTCTCATATAACACTCTTACTGAAAGTGTCATTGTTAATAACATTGGGTTCAATTCAACTGGAATCAATACTTCTACTAACAGAATTACGCTTGTTAATCATGGACTTGAAACTGGTGACAAGGTTGTCTATGACGCTGTAGAAGTTGCAACTGGTCTTGTTGCTGGTGCATACTTTGTCTTTAAAGTTGACGATAATAATTTCAGTCTCGCACAAAGTTATGTTGATCTGATCAACAATCCTCCCAGACTCGTTGATATGACTGGGATTGGAGCAACTCACACAATTGGACAGATCAATCCACAGATTCCTGTAACTAGAAATAAGAGTCTTGTATTTGATACTAGTGACAGTTCTCTAACTGGTTTCAAACTCAAGTTCTTCTACGATAAAGAATTTAACAATCCTGTAGTTTCTGTAGCTAGCAGCGCTATCTTTAATATCCAAGAAACTGGTGTACCAGGTACAACTGGTGTTACTACCGTTGGATTCAGTTCTGCATGGCCAACTAAGTTGTACTACAACCTTGAGAAGACTGGATATCTGAGCACATCTGATAACTCAGTTTCTTCTTATAATGAAATCAATTACTTTGATAGTAAGTATAACGGAACATTCACTGTAGTTGGTGTTGGATCCACTGTTTTCACTGTTTCTCTGGTAGATGAACCTGAAGAAACAAGATATCTTCAAAGTGACTGTGCTGTTCTCAAGTATTCCACAACTTCTGGCACAGCTAACGGTGGTATTTCCAGAACTAGAATTGTTTCTCCTGGTTTTGGATTTGAAACTAGACCCGACTTTGTTGGTGTTGGAACAACCTCTAACGGTATCAATGCAATTCTCGAAACAGAGTCAACAACAATTGGTCAGATTCTTTCTACTAGAGTTGCTAACCAAGGATTTGATTATCCCAGTGATAAGACACTGACACCTGCCGCACTGATTCCTTCTTGGTCTCAGATTGAAGAGAACTTTACCGTCAGCGACGGTGGCATTGATGTTCTCAGTGGTGGTCAAGGATTTAGTGGTCCACCTATTCTGACTCTTGTCAATAGTTTGACAGGTGAGGAAGCTGGTGGCGGATCATACATCCCCGTGATGAATGAAAACTCTATCAATGGCGTTGAAGTAATTAAGCAACCATCTGGTATTGCAGGTGTTGCTCATACTCTGTATACACTCAATAATACCAATGGTATTGTTATTACAAGTGTTGATAGTGTTCCTACAGGTATTGTAACTTGCACTATTCAAACACCCGTTCTTGGATTCACAACTTCTCCAATTCTAATTGGCGATAAGGTCTTTGTGGATGGTATTGGTAACTATGATGGAGATGGTTTTGATGGGCATAATTCTAAGGATCATAAGTTTAACTTCTTCACTGTTCAAAATGTAAATGCAGCAGTCAATCCAGTAACAGTAACATATAGTCTTGCTGGTATTGCAACTCAATCTGTTGGTACGGCTGTGACCAACACAAACAATCTAGCATCTATGGTTAAGGTGCAAGATTATCCAACTTTTGATGTTACCGTCTCTCGTGTTGAATTTGCTCTCAATCAGAGTATGCAAGTCAGCACTGGTGGTGCATTCTTTAATACTGATCTTGTTGTTACCAAGTCTGTTGGTGATGTCCTGAAACTGAAGGGAACTTACGAACTTAAGGTTGGTGATAAACTTCGTGGTGTATCTGATGGATTCATCTGCACCATTGTTAAGCATGAGAGCTATGAGGGTGTATTTAAAGTAAGACATGACGTTCAACAGTCATTTGGTTGGTCTGACAAGATTGGATTTACCAATGATGATCTGTCTGTTCTGCCTGATAACGATTACTTCCAGAACCTATCCTACACCGTTAAGACTCCTTTAGAGTGGAAGGATGCTTCTGGTCCTATGAACCGTCTTCTTCACTCCTCTGGAATGAAGAACTTTGTGGACATGGAGATCACTTCTCCCGTAAACGCAGCTGCTCCTGTCGGTATTCAATCTCACATAGTAACACAGGATATTAGACTGGACTATGTTGCAGAACTGAGAGCAGATCAAATCAATGCATTTGACTTGGCTGTTGATACAGATGTCAGCGCCAATGTATCTCCTGCTATTGAATTTGCAAACAAAAAACTTTCTTCTTTCATCAAGTGTGTAACAAATAGAGTTCTGTTGCTTGATGATATTTCCAGACAATTCTCCAGTGAAGAACTTAACGATTCTGTAAATCAGACTCTCGTAACTTATCCCACCAATGTTCCCACACAAAGGATCTTGGTTCTTTCTAAGGATACTCGCAACCCAGTCAGTTATCAATTCAATGAGTTCATTCTCATGAATACTCTTGAGGGTGCATATATCTTGGAGAAGGGACAGTCTACAAGCAATGGTGAAATTGTAACTATTGATACTACAATTGATCCTGTAGAAAACACCATTGACGTTAATGCTTCTCCTGTCAGAACAGATATTGATTATGAGTTCAAAGTTGTTCGCCAACTTTATGGATCTTCCATCGGAGTAGGCACTCTAAGCGTTGGTATTGCCTCTGTAACAGGAGTAACAACATCTGTAGGTGCTGCGACAACTACAACTCTGTTTGACGCTGCTGCGGTTGATCTGGAAGGATTTACTGCATCTGTGTCCATCATTAGAAATAGCGATCAATATGGAAACTATCATGAAGTAGTTGCTGATCGTGGAAATGGTGATGATGTATCCATGGCTGAATTTGGTTTCGATACTGGATACAGCGAAAGTGGAATCACCACAGCATTCATTGGCACATTCAGATCTTATATTGAGAGTGGTAGACTTAAACTTGATTATACAAACAATGGTGACGAAACTATTGACGCAAAGGTCAGAATTGTAGGACTGCATAAAGCAGGAGCTGGTGTTGGCACTGCATCATTCAAACTGACTAACCAATCTGAAGGATCTGAGAGATCTGCAAGATATGAAAGTAGCGATGTAACTGATTCTCACATTGCTGGTACTGGTTATGCTGCTACTGTTATCGGTGTAAGTTCTGAAACTCACCTTGCAGGTAAGTCTATCGTTAGAGTTGCTATCGGACAAAGTGTCAATGTTTCTCAACTGATCTTTAGTGGTGATTATCTTAGCAGTCAAACTGAACTGACTGAATATCCTCAACTGACTATTGCTGATACTCCTGACGAGGTTGGCCTTGGTACATTTGGAACTCGTTATAGTGGAAGCAATCTTGAAGTTATGTTCTACCCAGGTGTCACCTCTGGTGTCGCCACAATCACTGGTTATCATGAACTCTTCTACAGAGATCAAGATGCTAACGCTGATGCTGTTAACAACATCACATATAATGTTGGTATTGATGAATATGTTGAAGATAGTTTTACAACTGGTGATAAGTTAGACTTTGAACTGACAAGTGACGGATTCCCTGTTTACGCTCATGTATTCAATCCAAATACTGCTTCTGTTCTCGATCCAGCAACAGGTATCTTCACTATTAAGAATCACTTCCTGAACACAGGACAAGAACTGGTTTATACACCAGAGAGCACAATCATTGGTGTTTCATCTGTATCTGTAGGTATTGGATCAACTCTTGTTGGTGGTGGATTTGGTACAGGTGATGCTATTGCTGGATTCAACACGGTATCCGGCCTCAGTACAACCTCTGGTATGGTTGTTGGTCAACTGTTCCGTGGACCAGGACTTTCTCCAGAAACTCCAACCACATTTGTTGTTGGACTTGGTAACAGCGTTACATGGTTCACTGCAACTAGTGATGGAACTAAGGTTTTGACTGGTGTTGGAAACACAGTAGTCTTAGAACTTAACGAAACCATTGAAAGTGATCATGATTACACTGGATTTGGTACTATTACAAATATTGGATTCAACTCGATTACTGTTTCCAATAATGTTCCAGCTGGTGTTGGTAGTGTCTATCACTCCACTAGACTGAGACCTTCCGTTACCATTGGACCACCCGTACAAGTTGGTGTTACTACATTCCGTCAGCAGTATAGATCTGGTATTAATACCGACACTATGCCAGAGAATGTTTATGCAATTAAACTGACTGAAGATACATTCAAACTGGCAACTAACGAGGCTTTTGCAAATGCTGGAATTGGTGTTACATTCACAAGTCTTGGTAGTGGTAATGCTCACGTCCTTGATACTACTAAGAAACTTGAGAAGTCTCTGATTACGCTGGATGGTATCAACCAAGCACCTATTACCGGAGCAGATCTTTCGTTTGAACTTAGACAGTCTCTGGGTCTTGGACAAACTTCATTCCCCATAAGCGGTATTGCTTCTGTTCAACCAGGAGATTTGATGAAGGTTGGTGCAGAAATCATGACCATCAACAACGTTGGTCTTGGAACAACTGCTGGTGATATCTCTGGTATCGGTACATTTACCGTTGTCAATGTAACTAGAGGTGCTGTTGGAACTGCAGTATCATCTAAGACTGACGGAGATAATATAGAAATCTACAGAGGTTCTTACAACATCGTAAGAAACAAGATTCACTTCACAGAGGCTCCTGCAGGTGCTGGAACAGATGAAACTGTTGATGAAAAGAATCTCACAATTCAAAATGCCAAGTTCGGTGGACGAACATTCTTGAGAAAGGATTATGCGAAGAATGCTCTGTTTGTTGATATCTCCAATCAATTCACTGGTCTTGCAAGAACCTTCACTCTGGTCACAGAGGGTGATGCTAATGTTGGTTTTGAAACAGGATCTGGTGTTCTGTTCCTGAACGGTATCTTCCAGGCTCCTACAACTGCTAACAATACAGAAAATGCCTATGAGACTATCTCAAGTCCTGTAGGTGTCACGAGCGCACAATTCAATGGCGTAAGACTCCTAGATGGTTCTCCTTATATTGATGAGGATGATGTAAACCAGAACCAGATTCCTAGAGGCGGTCTGATCGTCTCCTTGGGTAGCACAGGTGGTAAGGGTATTGCTCCTCTGGTAGGTGCAAAATTCAGAGCAGTTCTTAGTGAAGGTGGTGGTATCTCACAGGCTGTTGGTGTTGGCACAACTCTTGGTAGACCAGGACTTGGAATCGTCACAGCATCTTATACAGAATCTACTGGCATTCTGGAAGTTGAAACAACAACACCTCATAAGTTCGTAGGAACTGGTGAAAATGTCTATATGCTTGGACTTGAGTTTACATGTCCTAAAGTTAATGTTGGAACACCTAATGGATTTGCTTATAATCCCGCGACAGGTATTTCTACAATTTCGTTTGCTAGTGCTCATGGATTGTCAAATGGTGATGCAATTACTATTGACACGAATAGTATTACATTTACATGTACACAGGGCCCTGGAAACCACACTTATCCCCGTACCACAGACCCAGCATTTAATAAGTATCTTACAATTTCAAATGTAACTGCAAATACTTTCCAAGTAAATGTTGGAACTGGTGGAACAGGTACATCTCCACACACTTTTGTTAGTGCTTCTACAAACGCCATTAAGACTCTGAACTATCAGGGTATTACTACTACAACATTCCCAGACGGAACACAAGGACATGTCTTTGAGGTTGTTGGTGTTGGATCAACCACGATCTTTAGAGCTGATGTTGGAATCTCCTCGATTCCTCACTACTATGTTGGATCTGGTGAGGTATTCAAGTTTGATACTGAGATCAACACTGGATCTGGATACAGAGAACCAGTTGCCATCGCGATTACAGATCCTGGATATGTACATAGATTTGTAAGTGCTGAAGATGATTCCATCTCTGTAACTTCTTTCACAGGATCAACTCTGACTCCTACGAATGCAACTTATGAACCCACAACTGGTGAGTTTATTCTTACAATTCCAGACCATGGATTGACAACTTCAGATAGCATCGGTATTAAGACTGGATCTATCGTATTCACATGTGATTCTGATAACTTTGCTGATAAGCAATCTTATCCAAGAGCAACTGACCCAATTGCCGGTGTCATTACTCCTGTCACATCTTACACATCTGGTAGTATTACTGTTAATGTTGGCACTAACGCTGGATTTAACGCTGTTGCCATTGCAACCGTTGGTGCTGGTGGAACACTGCATGTAACTGTTTCGGCTGCTGGAACAGGATATGTAAATCCCCAGTTCATTATTCCTGATCCCTCTTACTCTAATCTTCCTATTGAAGGTATTTCAAGATTGGGTGAGGGAGCAACAACTGAAACTGGATTTGGTGCAAGAATCACTTGTGAAGTTGGAGCTGGTCAAACTAATGTAATGAGTGAGCATCACTTCGTTACTGGATTCAAACTTGATAATCGTGGTTATGCATTCAGAAAAGGTGATGTCTT